CTTTATTTTTTTCTTCGTTTTGAGGGGTTGTTGGTTGACCAGAAACCAATTCACCAATAATAGTACTTCCATCTTTTACGTTTTGTGCTAACAGATAATATACAATGTCGCTACCAGATGTTAATTGTTCAACACTATATACTTTATAATCGACCATTTTTTCAAGTGCTTCATTATATACAGGTAACACTAAGTCGTTTGATGTACTTCTGTTATATGGTCCTGGTGTTTCTGTAATATCAATTTCTGTACCGTTTACTGAATTGATAGTTCCACATTCAATATTATTTTCATCATAAACTTTATCACCAATTGCCACTTCTGTTTCATTTCTTGTTGTATATATTCTTTTATTTATAGATCCAGAATACCAACAATGACGAGCTGGGAATTGTGAAGTTGTATAATAAATTGGTGTTGTAACTGTTCCGCCTTGAGTTGAAATTTCTGCACCACCCCATGCATATCTTGGAGTTCCTATTTTATCTACAACGAACTTCATTTGGCCAATATAGCACTTACCATCTTCTGTTCCTGCTTTACCCCAAACTGCCAATTCAGAATCGTGCAAGTCATAAATTTCAATGATGTATCTTCTATATTTTTTCCATCCATCAGTTGCTACTCTTTCTTCATCTGATGGATTATATAGATTTGTTGTTATCCAATCGCACCATACACCACCTTTTTCTGGAATGTTTGGTTTTTGGATTTCTGCTATTCTTGTCCATGCACTATTATTCTTAATGTTCACGTAAAATAATTCATCAACACTGGTATCATCTGTAGCGTATATTGCCATTTTACCAGGGAATCTACCAACATCATCATCATATTGTGGAGTTTTGAAAGCGAACATTGAAATAGCTTGAGATCCGTCAACTGTTTCTCCTGTGACTGGATCTAGATAGTCTGCAAATTCTAATTCTATTTGTAGAGGTGTATCAAAGCTTATTCTTGTTACAGGTGCTGCTGATGGATCTCCTACAATTCTAATTCTTGCGTTTGAGTGAAATTCTTGATCTCCAGTTATAAGATTGCTAACATCAGTATCTGTTCCTTGTTTACAACTTATATTCAAAACATGAGCTATAGAATCACTTCTTACTTTTAGATTGTAGAAGTATGGTGCATCATTATAAGGATATAGTTCATCACCATCACCACCAGACCACAAATTATTATCACTTGGGTTACAGACTAAAATACCATTACCTTTTTTATCTGAGTATTTGATTTCTGATTTATCGTTCAGATTATTTACAAGATCGATTTCATAAGAGCCAGGGAATCCTTTAATACTACCTAAAACGTTTGAGAAGTATGTAGGATTAGTTGGTGTTAGTCCTTCGTCTGTATCTTGAATGTTGAATCCGCCAAGAGGTCTGTAGTCGTATTGTTGAATTTCTTTGATGCCTGTATAGTAGACGGTATTCATCATAATTTTATCGTAACCGCCTTGTAGTTTTGCTTCTTCATATTCACCCCAAACATTGGCAGAGATATACCCACACTTATTCAGTAAAATTGCTTTATAATCATCTCTTCTAACGGCTCTATCACCAGAAGCAAACACATATGGAGATGATTCTTTTAGTAATTCTAGACTTTGTGTATTATAACCACCGTAAGCAGGTTGAGAAGTTGAAATATCTACAGTAAGTAAAGTGTTTATAGCATTATCAACATAGTAAATTGGTGTCAAAAGTTCAACGGTCATATTTGTTTTTTCAATATTTCCATTTGCACCTTCATTAGATACATATTCAATTCTTACTTTAGATCCTGATGTTGGAAGAGTACCGTTAGAGTTATTACCAAATTTGATATAAGCTCTACCATCAGAAGCCATACGTAATACTACTGTTGTTGCTTGCTCTTGATTGATAAGTTGCATGGAGTTCAATGGTAAGAAAGAATCTTGTACATTCCATTCTGCATCATTTATGAATACTTTTACCATGTCCATATTGCATTTAAAATCACTTGAGAAGTAGATTTTTTCACCAGCAACACCACTTGTATAATCTTCAACGGTTGTATATTCACCTTGCACCAAAAGAACATTTTTTATGGTATCAACATCTCTATTGAAAACAACTGGGTTTGGATTGAAGAAAGGTAAGCCCTCAACTTCAAATACACTATAAGAAGGAATCGTGACGTTGTTTTTACCTGTTAGACTCGTTCTGGTTATGTCGCAATAAACCTGAGAAGAAACATTACCATGAAGCCTATTACCAAGTGTTTCAGCTAATTGATATATTGCAGATGGAGAAAATGCAGTATCAGTATAACAGTTAGCCAACGAAGAAACTATTGTATATTGCAACATAGAGCCATAACCAGCAAGAAGATTTACTAATGCTGTTGAGGTCTCTGATGGATACATGGCCTGAAAAGTTGGAGATTCCTCTGCTAGTTTTTCACTAATTGCTGAGGCTAAAATATTGGTATCATATATTATTGAATCTAGTTTCATGGCTTATTCTGTTATTGTTGTTGTTACTTGTCCTGTTAGATTGTTCAATGATGGTACAGTAAACACAACCCCTATTTCATAACAATGTTCATCTTTTTGTGTTACTGTTACACTTGATGGAGCAATACTTACTCTTGGTTCAAATTGTTGTATTTCTTGATAAAGCAGCATTTCTACTTGATAAGTATCCAAATCATTATTATCAAACAACAAATTCCACAATGATGACCCATAAGATCTATTAAATGGAACTGTACCAATTCTAGTATTGAAAAGCCTATCTAATGATCTAACTATTGATTTAGTGTCTTCATTACATATTGGTTCATTACTGTTTGCTGTGAAGATTACATTTAGATCTGCATACATTTTGTTTTAGGGGATTTTATTTGTTTTACATTATTAGATAGAACTGTATTTGTTGATGTATTTTACGGCTTTTTCTAATTATTTTTTTATTTAAAAAGGTGCACCAGTTGTCAACAAAATCAATTCACCATTGTCTTGCTTTTTATAAAACTGGCAATCTTCTGTAAGAGCAGTTAATCCTTTCCATAGTGCCAATGCTGCTTGATAAGTTTTGTCGCTTATTGGAATATCAACATCTCCAGATAAGTCTCCTGGATCTGTAATATGATTTCTTATCCATTGAATTAGAGCTGCATTGTTTACATCATACATTACTCTAAATATGAAATTATGTTTTACACTTGGGACAGATACCGGACTCCATGTTATGCTACCAGAACTACCATCTGTACCAGTTGCTGCTGTTACTGTTGGAATATAGCCTTGTATGCAACATATAATAGCATCACATACCATTGCCCAAAAACCATAAGATGTGCGAATATCTGAAAAATCACCCAAAACATCCATCATAGTAGTTGTTGGGTCAAATAATGTCGCTGTGTTTGTGTGTGGCGGTAATGATACAATATTCCAAAGTATTGTTGTATCAAGAGAATTTTTTATCCATGTTTTGTAATCAGTAAAAGGAACTGGATTTGCTAACATGGCTGGTAATGGTGGAGCTGGCACAAGCTTTCCACTAGCAACAAGAAGTGTTGATGGTACTCCGCCTGGTTTGGTTCCAACATAGGCACCAACCAATTCAGCGTTTGCAGTTACATAATCTGAAATTTTTGCACCCATTTTCGTTCTAAATGTTGTTAAATCGGTGCATCCTTCTTCCAAAACAGGCTTTACTGCTGTATATAATCCACTACCAGTTACTGACATTTTTTATTTTATGCAGATACATTCATTACATGTGGTGTATTAGTTAAAATACACTTTTGTAAACAATTAAATCCACACTGTGTTCCTTTTTCTATTTGTACAACACCGCCAGTAATCTTTGTCATAGGACCAGATTTTATTTCTACGGTGCTGCTTGCTTCTATGTTTACATTACCACTTGATTCTATTTTTGTGTTTCCAGAGGTTTTTATTGTCAATGGGCCATTTACAGTTATTTTAGCATCTGTTATTTTTGATATATCCAATTTTCCTTCATATATCATTTTGAATGTTGTACTTAATTTATCTATACCTATAAAATCACCATTCTTTGTATAAATACCGTAACTTCCTAAATATTGGCCTCCGGATGGTGTTACTGCATTTTTCTTATATAAACTACCTAAATATAATATGGAATTTGGATCATCTGCTACGAAAATTGTCAATACTTTAGTTCCAACTTCTGGCACCGCATGGTCTATATCTGCATTACCAAAACCCATAAAAGTTGGTCCAACACGTGCAGCCCATGGTAGTTGATCATCTGGTAAATTTTCGTGTAATACATCAATTCTAACTTTTACACGATATGCGTTTTCCGGATCATTATTATCAACAACCGTAGCAACATTAAAAGGATTTTTGAAGATAGGTGTATTTATTTTTGCGTCTTTCATGATTAGTAACTTTCTTTGCTTGCTCCATTATAACCTTGAGAGCATAATTCAACTTCCATACTTACTGTAGAACTAGAAATTGTAGTCAAGATTTTATTAACAATATATTTAATATCAAATGTGTTTATTGTACTATTTGAATTAGCAGGTGCCACGGTTTCAATAGTACATACTTGTGATAATTTCAATGGTCTAAATATTTCACAAGACAATGCAATATAACTAGAAAATGTTGATAATACTCTTCTATTTTGCATTTCGGCTAAGAAGAAATTTTTATGATGATTACCTACATCAAAAGAAGAAAAGTTTTTACCAAGTCCGTTAGATAATTCTTTGTTTATATTTACAATTTCACTAACTGCTCTTACTTTGTTTGCATTGATAGATTGTGTAGTGTAAGATAATAAATCAAAGTGTTCAGAACTACCATCATATCCTCTGTTAAATAAATTTTCTTCTCCTGGTTTTGTATCTATGGCTAAGTTTTTATATCTTACAATTCTGCTATCTATATCTTCAGCCATTGTATCACCATATTTAAATTTCACAACATTTTTTGATTCATAGATTAATTTATCAATATCTAAGAAAAACATATTTTTTGTTCTATTCATAAACCAATAAAAACCGGATTGTGGTGAAGACCACGCATGAGCAGCAACATAACTAAGCCATTGACCCAAATTTGTTTCTGATGGTGACCATAATTGTTTATCTTGAGTTTGATGTATACTTCCGTTTATATTATTATCTGACATTATTTTTTTGAATATTTCAGAGGAGTTGCTATTCATACTATATTTTATTGGATTTCTAAATAATTCGTAAAAATCAACAATACAATCTAATGAATAAATCATATTGTTTCCATTGGCTGTTGATCTTACATTTGCAACTCTAAAAAACATAATCTCATCAATTTTCAATTCAGTAGATTTTAGTTCTATTGTAATCTTTACACCATCTACAATTGGAAAATCACCAAGAAAGTCTCTAGAAGACATAAAAGTTAGTTTACATACTGGCATACCATATGCGACATCTTCAGTTATTTTGCAATTCACTTTTGATGCAACACCACTGCTGAGAATTTCAATTTCTCCAACAGATATAAATGCCTCATAATAGTTGTTGATTTTCATTTTAGTTTAATTCTACTATTGTTCCAATTTTTGATTTTTTATTCACATTTTGGCTATTCAATGATACATTGTGATTTTTCAAAACATCTTTATTTACAACATAATATGAAAAATTACTGTTGAATTCCGTAAAAGGATTTGATAGTAAATTTGCAAAACATATATACCACCACATATTTTCATCAGAATAAAAACTTACAGCAGCAGCATCTGGCATACCAACTTGACAATCTGGAACAATAAAACGTCCATCGCAATTTTCTATATTGTTTATACCATCAAGCATGCCCGGTATGAGTTTTAACAATCCAGCATTTATGTCAGAAACAGATTGTCCATTATTATCTACAATTCTATCTGAAAACCAATAAGAAAAATTTTGATAAGAATTTGAACTAATACTCATTTTTTATCCTTATAATTCTTGCTGACTTATCTTTGACATTCCTCCAACTGGGAATGGATCTTGTTTTATTGGGTTTATTAGTGACATATTGTTTTCTGGTACATATATCAAATCATTATTATAACCAGGAGCCAAACTCATCTGTGGTTGTGGCACTAGGTTATTCAAGAATTTTGCTGTATCAGATGGAGTTTTAATTGATTTTGTTACTGAACTACCACTATCATTTACTTTTGTTGAGCTAACATCACCGCCACCACTAGGAGTACCATCTTTTTCATCTTGTTTGGTTGATTCTGTTTGATATAGCATGTCTTTGAATGTAGCTCTTGTGATACCCATAACAGTAGCAACAGTAACTTCTAATTCGGCTTGTAATGGTTGTAAGTGTACTTTATATGTTTCATTACCTCTATCATCAACTTGTGCTTTGTGCATTCCGGTATAATTGTGAAGAACCATTGCTTTTGTGTTTGGGAATGTTACTTTTAAATCTTTTATTATACACCAATCAAGCAATAAAACACCACCAACCTGTATACTTATTCTATCCCACAATGATTCTTGTCCTCCAACTGTCCATTTGGTTGCATCACTAATGCCATTTTTTATACTGTTTAGTGTTGAAGAGGCTGTTGTGTGTTTACCATTTCTTGCTCTGTATTCCAATGTTGTCAATAAATTTGGTCCAGGAACACTTTCATATGTACCATTTCTTGCCAATTCTGGTAATATAGCCTCACCAAATAAATCAATTGCTTCTTGATAGTTCACATGAGACCCAGAAGCAGAATCATCAAATACTGGAATTCTAAAAGTTAATTCCATTCTTTTTGGACTCTGCCAAGATAAAGAAGTATCCACATTAAATGAAGTTGTCATATTACCATTTGTAAATTCCTTTACAACAGTATTTACAATTTCACTACCCATAATTTTTATTGGATTTGTATAATTACCACCAATTGAATAAGTAAAACTTTCTGGAAGCATTGAAGTTATAATAGCCCCAGCTTGAGGTGCACGTGTATGTCTAAAATAAAAAGTAAGAGCATGGAATTGTTTTAGTTTAGAATTTGAATGATATTTACCTAAAAGGTCTAAGCAATACCAACGACCACCATCTTTTTTTAGATTTCCAGTTAATTTTGGTATCCAGTTTGGGCCAGATAAAATATTTCTGTTGTTTAGTGAGCTGTTTGAAATTAAATTATTTGTTGCCCCCAATCCTGAATATACTTGTGGTATCATTTCTTACTCCAATTATCTATTTCCAAGTGGATTGTTTACTGCAGTGGACATTGATGCGTAATCTTGCCAATCATCTTCTGGTTCTGGTGGTTCGTCAAACATATTCTTTGCACTGTTCAAGTAAGACATATCTAAGCTCTTCTGTGTTGCTGGGCTCAAGCTATACTCAATGTTTGTTAGTTTATCCAATATTGAATTTTGAAGACTTAATCCTTCTTGTTGCATTTGTGTGTCTGTATTTGTTGGTGCGTCTGTGTCATATGCTCCTTCAGATGCAACTTTTGGTTGTTCTTCGGTTTCCATACTATCTGATTTTGTTTCTCCGTTTGCACCAGACAGATCTCTCTTTATGTCTCTTGCTAAAATTGCAGCATCCATACCAACAGATAATGCTGTACCAACACCTGGAATAGTACTAAGGGCACCAGAACCCAATTCCATAGCAGCACCAGTCCAGTCACCTTTCAATGCTCTTTGTGCACCAAATACAATGCCAGAAAGAAGACCAACACCAGGAATCTTTTTTAATAAACTTTTTCCAAGACCTTTTGCTGCACCTTTAGTAGCCACCTTTGCACCAGCTTTAGTCGCTGCTTTTGCACCTGCTTTAGTAGCAGCTTTTGCTGCAGCTTTTGTGCCAATTTTTGTAGCTGCTTTTCCAGTAATTTTTGCAAACAGAGAACTTCCTGCTTTTAGTATTGTTGAACCTAGTGATTTTAGAGCCCTACCAATACCACTCTTCATAATAGCTTTACCAACTGATTTTAGAGCCCTTCCAATACCGCTACCCATAATTATTTTGC